CTTCCTCATTGCTTAGGTCAAAATCATCCATTCGCGCCTCACGTGATGTTGAGTGTCACTGGAACATCCACTGACATGTTGGAGCTGTAACCGGTGATTCTCAGAGTCTCAGTGTAAGTCCCGGGGAACATGCCGGGAGTCGGGGCAACCACCACCGTGATGGGCTGCATACTGCCGCCATTGATCGATCCGTAAACCGGCGCGAAGCTGACAAGCCACGGCACACCCACCAACTTCTTGATCTGGTAGTTCAGAACGGACTGGCTGAGACCGCTGTTGGACAGCGAGATCTGCTGGGAAGGCACAGGAGGAAAGGGACCGCTCAGAGGCGCCGCCACGGTGAATGTCAGACTCGTCGGGGACGGGGAGATAGTCGCCTTCGGGCGCACCGTGACCGTGATCGCTATGGCCTGAGGGCTGTTCGGGGCTTCCCCGCTCTGCACCGTCAAGACAGCCGAATACGGGCTCCCGAGAGCGAGCAGGTTGGTGCTGTCTGCCGAGACGTCGAAGGTCCCGCTCGCATTCGCAACCAACCCCACCACGTTGGCAGGAAGGGGGAACACGTAGGGGGAGGAACTCGTGACCGTCGCCGAAAGGAGCGACCCGAGGATCCCGTTGTTGGTGACCAAGACGGGCTGCGCCTCGCTCACACCGCGGCCCTCGTCCAGAACGAAGTTGAGGGAGGTGGTCCCGAGCAGAATCGACGGGGTGTAGGCCTGCTGGACTTCCGTGATGGAGTCCGCCATAGCCTGAGCCACTTCCCCGGGGATCGGGATGGAATCCCTAAGGATCCCATACGGCGAGATGATGTCCCGGATCTGCGTCGTCACCACCGACTGCGAGACGTCGACGCGCGTAGTCCAGCGCCAGCGCCCTGTGTTCAGGGTGACTTCGAACTGGTAGTCCTGGAAACGGAGTAGGGATTGGATCGCCAACGAGTGACCTCGTCAAGGCGATCCAATAAAAGAAACCGGGCAGAAGCCTAGGAAGGCGGGGACTTGCCGCTGGTTAGATGCAGCGATCGACCCCGCGGTTGGCCCACTGCGGAAGGCTCACGGCGCGTAAAATATTGAACTTCTTGGAAGATATGGAGGAAAAGATTTTCTCGTAGGGACGGTATTTTTCATCCATGTCAGCATACTGCTTCAGGCGCTCCACGGCCTTGAAGAAGCGGTGCCGGACTCTCCCTTGGGTGAGCTTGAGCATGTTTGCGACTTCGCTCTGGCAGGTGGTCTGCCACATCCCAACCAGGATGTTGACGTCGATCGCCTCGAACACGTCGTCCAGGTCCTCACGCAGCTCGTCCTCGGTGACCGTCGGGATCGCGAGCAGGAACTTGATACGCTGGATACCGCGGTCCAAGCGGTAGCTGATCGCCGCCTGGGTCACGTCGAAGATCTCGGCGATGTCAGCTTGCCGCTTTTTGCACACATAGTACAGGTAGATCAAATCGGCCTCACGCTCTGGGATTCGATCCAAGAGAGGGGCGACCCGAGTCTCGTAGTCCCCGCTGCTGAAGAGGGCCGTCATGGACTCCTCGGACAGCTCTTCGGGGACTTCGTCATCAAGGAGGGCGTCAGGGGAGGCAAAGCGATTGGCCAACTCTGCCGGATCAACTGGAATCACATACCCACTGGACATTCAAACACCTCTGGGGCTCAGGCCTTATTGGGGAAGAAAGCTTGCAGGATCCCTTCTGGCTTGATCTCCAGAGATCGGATCTGAGCTTCCGCTTCGGTCTGATTTGGGTTCGATTTGATATCGGTGATGGGCACTTGGCGAAGGGCCATCAGCTCCATGTTCAACGCCACTTGCTTCGCGCTCGCACGTAGATTGGCCGCCTGAGCCTTGCTCATGCCAGCCAAGTTGGAAGCCATCAGGTCCTTGACCGTGCCGTACGCCTTCAAGGCTTTGGCCGCAGTCTTGAGGCCAAAGCTAGGCACGCCCGGTATGTTGTCTGAGTTGTCTCCGCTGAGTGCTCGTAATTGAACCATAGACTCTGGCGGGACCCCGTATTCCGAGATAACTAGTGCGGAATCGTATAGCTTTTCGGAGCCCGCCCCAACGGCTGGGCAGAGCTGTTGGGTGGACTCAGAAACGACTTGCAATAGATCTCTGTCCGAAGTCACGAGTATACAAAAGGATTCTTTAAGGGGACCCCATACCAGAGAGGCCATGACATCGTCCGCCTCCTCCCTTGGGTTGTAGGCCTGATGCACGCCCAAGAGGGGGAGGGCCGATCGCAGCCAGTCCCACCCAAAGACGGGCTCCGAGGATCGGGAAGCCCGCGTGGCCTTGTACCCATCGAACATGTCCTTGCGGCGCTGTGAGCTGCCGTCCCAGCAGACGTAAATGTCCGCGGTGGGGAACCTCTTACGGTACGAACCCAAGCTCCGGAGGAACCCAACAACTGGCCCGGTGACCCGGCCCTGACTGTCAGTCAGTGTCCCCAGCCCGGGGGCTGACATGCAGCGAATGAGGAGCTGGGTCCCATCCACTATGAGATTGAGGTTACCTTCGGTCATGTTCTGCACATCCTTGTATATATTTAGTATTCGGGAGCAGTAGCCACTGAGGTGCTTGGCCTCTTGGTATTTGGAGGTCAGGGAACCCAGTGCATTCAGGTCGAATCGGGACAAGCTCTCCATTTGGTCTCGTAGCTGCTGACCCTTTGAGAGAGACGAGAACGACCCGTAGCGTTCCAAGAGATCACTCAGGCTGACCTCTTGGTAGTAGGCTTTGAGAGCCTGGTAGATCGTCGCACTTCGATTGACCCAACCCTCTAGACCGGAGTACTGCTTGTAGGCCTGGTCCAAGAGACTCAGCTCCGATGGCCAGCCAACCAACTGTTTGGCCAGAGAGGTCCAACCTAGTAGACGATTGAAGCGGTCCTTGTACTTGATGACAGGGGACTTGGACTCCAATCTTAGGAACGCTCTGGGGAGGGATACTAGGCGATCGGTGGACCTCAACTTGATGTGTACTACAACATGGTCCTGCTCAGAGATCTCTTCTGTGACCGCGGCCTTGATGTTCTTGTAGGGGCCACTAGTGATCATCACTGTGTCCCCCACTTCGATGCCCTGGTCCACTTCTACTGTGATCTGGGACCGGAACTTGTCGATGTGCTGCTGTGTAACGGTCGCCAGCCTCCGGTCCTTCTTGGTCCCGCTGGACACGTACAGAGGGCTCTGAACGAACTTGGTGTCCTCCAGGCGGGAATAGAAGTGATCTGGATGGCGGTGCTTTACGAAGGCATAACCGTCCACCAGATAGTGATACTCTCTGACTGGCCCTCTCTGTACCACCGAGGCAGGGATAAACACCTCTGCGTCTTTGATATGGTGGCGGATGGAGGACCGGATGATATCCGGGTCCTCTCCTTCTGCCTTAGAGGTCAGCTCCAATACTACCCACAAAAGCTCTTGAGTCATTACGGCTACTATGTGCTACACTAATTCTCAAGAGGTCCTTCTTTTACGGTAGAGGCGTTCAAAATTGTCTCGCCACTCCCCGGGGGACATGCTGACAGCTTTCTTCTGCCGCGGGGGCATACCTGTATCAAACCCCACGCTGCTGCGCTGCCTCTGAAGTGGCTTGGACATCGCGACGGCTTCGATCTCCGTGCTGGGGGCGGCCTCTGGGATAGACCGGGGATCCAGTTTCTGTGAGGCGGCCGCGGTGGCTTCAACTACCACGGGCTCCTCCGCTACGACCACAGATTGAGCGGCCGCCGGGGGCTCGACAGGAGCTGGGCTCGCCTCTCCCTCAGTTGTCGGCGGAGGCAGAGAAGGGGCCGGTACATCCAGAGGCAACGCCACAGCAGTGGGCAGAGAGTGCCCGATCGAGAAGATCACCGGCGGTTGCGGACCCTCTTGGGGGAGGTTGCCGGGGCTCTGGTAGAAGTCCACCAGGTCCAACGTAAGGCTCAGTTTCGTGGGGCTCTTGGCTCGTACCGAAAGGAACCACCGCGCGAAGCGCCGGACGTTGTCCTTGTACTTGGCGTAGATCTGCTCGGCCAAAGAGCGGTCTACCTGAGAAAAGTCATGCACCATACGGTGCGCTGTGCGGTAGCTGTTCATCGCAGCTTCAGCCAGGCCGCCAGCCACTTCTTCCGGAGTCTCCATCTCGCACGCCTGGTCCAACAACTTGATGGCCAGGTTGGGGTCATCCAAGTGAAGCAGGATCTGATAGTGCAGAGTCACCGATGACAGGCGGAGATACTCACGGACATTGTCCGTCGTGATTGGCCCGACCTGAGAGATTGCTTCCAAGGTGTTGAGCACGTCACGAACGTGCCCGCCCTGGTTGTCGATCACAACCAGGACCGCGTCATCCTCATACTTGACGGCCTCTGTATCCAGCACCAAGCGCATGCGCTCCAGGAGCTTCTCCCGAGTCACCTTGCGGATTGTGTACTCCTCGCATCGCGAGCGAATCGCGCCGCGAAGTTTCTCCACTTCAGTGGTGCAGAACATGCACACCACACGCTTCTCTTCGGTAGGCTTGAGCAGAGCATCTTGAGCGGTCTTGCTCATGCTGTGGGCTTCGTCGAAGAGATAGATGCGCATCGGCGCATTCTCCAGGACGAACGATAGCCCCTCAATGATTGCCCTGACCTCTTCAGCCGACGCCTGGTTGGCCGAGTCCCGTTCACTGTAAGCGCTGGGTTGGTCTTCTAGGATCGCCTTGCAGTTGTCGCACTCGTTACAAGGCTCGGGGTCCTTGTAGTTCATCTGCTGGCAGAGCATGGCCCGCGCGTGGATGCGCCCCAACGTGGTCTTGCCCCGGCCATGGCGGCCGGAGAACACGTAGCTGGTATCGAAAGCCGTCTTGTTCCGGATCCGGGCCTTGAGCAGCTCAACGCTACCCTCTTGACCCAGGACGTCCGCGTAACGCAACGGCCTATAGCGCTTGTCCCACACGCATACCTCCGATCACTGGTTTTGTTCGATCTCGTCCACA